AGATATGGTTTTCTTTTGGACAAGCTCACTCCCCAGGTTAAAGGCATCAGCCGTCAGGAACGTGAAGTTCGCTTGGTCGCCGGTGAAAAGGCTCGACCGCAGCACTGATGCTGTCACGAGACCGCCGGTCAGGTTGGTTATCTGCGCTTGTATGGAATTAAGGTCGGCGATCTTGGCGTAGTTGGTTTCCAGCTGCGAGGCGGTCACATAGCCCAAAAGGTCGATCTTGTCAGCCTTCAGCAAGATCTCATCCGCCAAAGCGGTGATGCGGCCTGCTTGCCCGTCAAGGTCAAGCGAAACACCGGAAATCAGTTCACCCTGCGCATCCACCTCGCCAGTAAGAAGCAAGATGTTTTGCTCCGCTGCGCTCAGGCCGATCTCCGCAGTTGATAGCCTTGTCCCCAGGGCGTTTGTCACACTGAGATCTGCCTTCAGCAGCATAGCGGCATTGGCGCCATCGATAGCGATTTCAGCGGCGGAAAGGCGCTGGCTGTGTTCATCTACAATGGCCTGATTGGCTTTCAGATTCACGCTTGCCTTCAGCGCATTAAGTTCAATGCCGGCTTCGCTCACTTGCGAATTCAGCTCATCCAGCATCACCTGCGACGCCTTCAGCAAAATAGCCGCTTCCGCCGCATTCAGATCGGCGATCACCTGGTTGATCGTATCGCCTTGATCGTACACTTTGGTACCCAAAAGCGTAACTTGTCCATCCACGCCATCCAGGCGGATTTCAGCCGAACTGGTACGCCTGTCAAGATCCTTCACATCATAAGCAATCAGCTCGATCTCTCGCGCCTGCATCCGGATCTGATCAGCTTCGATGTTAATCAGGTCTTCAACACGCAGGCTACGCCTGCCGGCGGCGCCGGATTCTTTGCGCAGCTGCGGCGCTGTCACAATCGCATTATCCGTCCGATCACGGAACGCGTCGCCCACTTCCAGTGTCGTATACTTCTGGCGCAGCACATCCCAGGTATATCCCGTTACCTGTACACGCTCCCGGATGCCTGCCGCACCATGGACAATGGTCGCCCAGTCATAGAGGCATACATGCACGGCGACCCATTCAACCCCATCGGGGCCGATCCGGCTCATATCCACATACGCCAACGAAGTTTTTTCTTCTGGAAGATCACACCCGCTCTGTAGCCTGTCCTGCGCAGCTTTCCGCAGCATATCATGCACATCTTCCAGCGTCAGCTCCACCGTATTGCCATCCGCATCCCGCTTCTTTTGCCCCACCTTCGCCCCTGCCACACGCCATACGCTTCGCAGCGGCTGCCAGTAGTCGCCAATTCGCGGACTGTCGATGTACGTTTCAGGCAAAAACACGGGGTTTCCCTCAGCATCTTCACCCACCGGTTGCAGTCGCGTCACTACTTGATCGATCGTCTCACTTCGCGTCAGGCCGGTCATGTTGACGCCCCATCGTACCGTCAGGCCGCATTCCTCGCCGCCTTCAGGTCTGAGGCGCACCGTCAGGCCGTCACGCTCCAGCCTCAGGCGGGAATGCGACACAATCCCAGCGTCAGGGTCAAGCAGCGCATTCACCCAGTTCACCAGATCAATGCCACCCGTATACGTCGCATCGCCAACCTGCACATCCAAAGCATACGGCACACTGGAGCTTGCAGCCACCATATCATCCAGCACAACAGCCACAGCTTCAGCGTCGGCCTCAATGTTCCGCAGTACAAACGCAGTCGCACCATCGTAAAACACATGCCGAGCCCGCACCCTGATGGATTTGCCATCATCCGCCAGCTCTACACCATAGATGCGAAAATCCTGCTTCCGCCCGCTCATGCGATGAGGTGCGCCTGGCGCGCGGATCACATTCCCCCGTTCCATCAGCTGCCATTCGCTCGCCAACGGCAGGGTTGCGCTCAGCTCATAGCTGCCGCCCGTTTCCTCAGTGATCGTGCATTCACTCGGGTGGATCACACCCAGCCCATGCCCCGTGCGAGCCTGATCCCGCCCGTCATATACACATATCATCCGGCCACCTCCTTTCTTCCTGCGCTCATAACAACACATGAGGCCCGCGGCATCCCGCCACAGGCCTCATGATTCTGCTTGATTTACTGGGCAGTCTTGGCCTTCTCAGTGCCAGGGATAGCCTCAATATCGTCGATCGTCTCAGGGTGCAGCGCAAAGAACTCAGCAGGGGTCAGCGGGATCTTGCCTTCCTCCACGCTGGCGGTAAAGTACCGCACACGCCACACCTTCTCATCGGTACCCAGCAGCAGGATGTCATACGCCACGCTGGGATCCACCGTCTGAGAGGCATCCCACGTCTTGTGCGTCTGATCGCTCTGCACCAGCTTGCACCGGGGATGGTAGTAGTACGTGGCGCTGCCGTCCTGGTTCTCGCACCAGTAACCGCAGGCAAACTCCTCCTTCACCGGCAGCACCGTATCATAGCTCACCGCGCCCTTGTTCTTCGCACCCAGAGCGCGATCGGTAAACTCACGGGGCAGCGCCACCGCCGTCAGGCCAGCCTTGCTCTCCGCCAGCTGGGTCACAGTATCATACACCACGCCGCTGGCGTAGATGCTCTTGGTGTTCTCATTGGGCTGCACCCGCAGTTCCTTGATCACCGGCATCTGCATATCGGTCTCAGCGCCGCCGGTGGCCTCGTTGGCCTTGAAGTGCACAAAGAAATCGCGCACCGTCAACTCCCACGTAGGCTTTACCTTGTTCACAGTATCAGCCATTTTGTTTCGCTCCTTCCACTCACAGCCCAGCGTCTCTGGCCATCCTGGCCAGCAGCGCGTCTGCCTTTTCTTCCATGCGTGCCTCCGCAATATCGCTCACAGCGTCATAGCCCACTTCCATGTGGCGCAGCTGCCGTCGTTCGCTGTATTCCAGAATGCGCGCATAATCATCTACCGAGTCAACTTTCCGGGCGCGGCCTTTGCCATCCACATAGCCAGCTTTCCGTTTCCCAGGGATGGGCGTTTCATCCCAACCCATTACGGCCCTGCCACCACTAACGCCTGGCTCTACCCGAGCCGTAATGCTACCTTCAAGCATACCAGTGGGGTTTTGCGCATGTGCATTCACCATGCCCTGTACAGCCACCTGCACCACATCCACACCAGCCTGCAGCACCGTTGCAATGTCCGCCGTTGTCAGCACAGCGCCCCCGGTCGCCGCGCCAAATGCCCTGTCCCATGCGTCGTTTGCCATCCTCACGGCACCTCCCGCACGGTCACCATCATCTGGGCGCAGCGGCGGCCAATATTGGGCATATCCACAGCGCCTGTCAGGCCGTAGGCGGCACTGACCATCTTAGGCGAATAGTGCCGAAAATTGTTCAGGCAATAGGCAACGTTCTCCTGCAGCTGTCTCCAGCCAGGCATGCCCATGGGCACATACACACTTACCAGCAGCAGCCGCTGCCGCATGTAGATCTCACCACTTGCGTGCAGATCCTTCAAGCTACGCTGTTCCCAGGTGATGTACGGGCCCGGCGTATCGCCGCGCATAGGCGCCTCGCAAGCCGGGCAAGTGATCCCCCCGGCAGTTAGCGCTTCCGCCAGATAGATGTTAACATCCACCATCACCCATCACCCCCGCACCCAGCGTCTTCACATTCACGCCCCTCAGCTTCACCGTTCCAGGGAAAAGCCCAGGCGTCACTTCCTTCACAGCATACATCAGCCCTTCATGCTCAAACAGCATGCCGGGCGTCAGCTTGAAGGCCACCGGACGGCGGACGGTGCAGAATTTCACGCTTTCCTGGTATCTGGCGTCACCGGCCGCAAAGGTCTTGTCGCTTTGGCCATACACCTCAGCCCATACCCCTCCGGGGAATAGCTCCACCAGGGTGTCCACGCTCTGCCCATCCGCCATCTCGGTGTCCCGGCGGTATAGCTTCACCCGGGTGTTAAGGTCGCCCGCGTGCCGCACATCAGCCGCCTCCTTCACCTTTGTTTGTACCATTGCTCAGCTGCCAGATAATGCTCTCAACACCCAGGGCAATATTGCCCTGCACCGTGCCAATCGCCACCACGCCACGGTTTTCATACCAGTGGTTGGCCAGCATATAGCACGCCATGTTATACAGCGCGCTTCCGCCTTCGGGCTCCACCACGTCTGCATTCTTCAGGTATTCTTTGGCACCATCCAGGCACATCTGAGCGATTTCCGGCTGAAAGTTGCCGTCATCGAAATAGCTGTACTGCTTCATCAGCCCGGACAAATCAGCCATGATTGCTCACCACCCGATTACTCAGCGTCAGCAGCAGCGGCGCTCACCTTCACCAGCCGGAAGGCGCTGGCCATCTTCACCTGAATGTCATACAGGCTGTTCAGGTAGAAGCGGCGCAGGCCCTGGCCGGGCACCTTCTCCACGTCATACCAGGGAGCACAGGCGAAGTTCAGGTGCAGCATCTTGAAGTCGCCCACGATGGGCATGGTGGCGCGCTCGGTGAACTTGGTCTTGATGCCCAGGATCTTCTCAGGGGGCGCGTCGAACATGCTGGCGTTGGGAGCGATGGAACGCAGCATCTTCAGGTAGTCGCTGAAGCGCAGCACACCAGCAGCGCGCTCACGGTACTCATCCTCCAGATCGCCGAAGGCCTCGCACCAGGCAGTGTACAGATCGCCGCCTTCCTTGGCGGTGATCACATAGTTGCCGTCCTCGCCCTTCTGGTACAGGCTCATGTGCTTCATATCGGCAGCCAGATCCTCACCGAAGATCATCTTCAGCTCCTTGCGGGCGCCGCTGCTGGCCAGGCCCTCATCCACCGCGGACTGGATGTTCAGGGGCGTGGTACGGATGATGCTTTCGGAAACACTGGCACGCACGCGGTACTCATGGGAGCCGAACTGCACACGGTCGCCCTTCAGCTTCAGCTCCTTGGCGCTGGCGCCATCCTTGGCCAGGTATTCATCGTCGTCCTGCTCAAAGCCCAGGCGAGGGATCAGCAGGTTAGGCACCATGGTCACGGTCATCAGCTCACGCAGGGGATTGTTCACCTGGGGAGCCAGCAGCAGTTCATTGGCCATGGTCTCAGGCACCAGCAGGCTGCCGTGACCCTGGTCAGCGTTGTCAGCAGGGATCAGGCCCAGCTGCTCATAGGCCATCTTGGGCATCTTGGTGGTGTCGCCGCCGTTGAAGGCCATCTGGTAGAACAGGCCGCGAGCCTCGTTCTTGCTCATGGCGACGCCGCCGGGCTGCTTGCGCAGGCGGAAGGTGGCCTCATCCTCCATACGTTCCTTTTCCTCGTTCAGCATGGAAAGGCGGGTGTTGGCGTCGTCATAGGCAGCTTTGGCCTTGCGGACAGCCGCCATGTCGGCGTTCTTGTCCTTGGCCAGGTTCAGCGCGTTGTCGCGCAGGGTGGGAATGTCGCGCTGGATCTCGTTGATCGCATCCATCAGCGCAGCCATGTTGGCAAATGCGGGCATCTTCTTGTCCTCTCTTTCTCCGGTCGTTTAGTTACTGCCATCCAGCAGGCGAAGGATTTCCGCCCGCTCTTTATCCTCATCAGCGCGCTCCAGCGCTGCTCGGATCATGTTCTCTGTGGCTGCCATACTCACGGCCATGCTGGCCTTCAGCTTGCGGTTGTTCTCAGCAAAGGCTTCCTCATCGCCAATCAAACCACTGGCCCAGCCAGCATCCACCGCAGCCTGGCCGCTCCACACGGTTTCCTTGTCCATCAGGGCAATCACCGCTTCCTCCGTCACGCCCAGGCGCTCAGTGTAAATGCCCACAGCAGCGTCACGGATGGATTTCAGGAAGGCCGCAGCGCTTTCCATGTCACGCCAGTCACCACTCATTTCCGCACTGGGGTTATGGATCAGCACGCTGCCGCCGGCGGAAATGCTGCGCTTGTCCCGGTCCACCCCCAGGCAGATCAGCGAAGCGCAGCTGTACGCACGGTAGATCTTCACCTGCACATCACCCTTGTGGGCGCGCAGGCTCTCATACATAGCCACGCCTGCAGCCACGTCGCCACCTTCACTGTCGATCACCACCGTCAGCTGCTTGCCTTCACAGCTTTTCAGTGCATCACGGAAGCTGCTCGGCGCGCAGAAGTTCCGGAAAAACGCATCACACCACGGCTCGCCGGGCGAGATGTAGCCCTCAATATACAGCGTAGGCCGTTCACCTTCCAGGTCTGCAAAATGATAAAACTCATTCATTGGTCACGCCTCCTTTGCTCAGCTGTTCCAGCTTGTCCAGCGGATACAGGTCACGGCTGCAATACACATGGTCGCCGCCAGCCACAGGGCCGAAGCCATCCCTGGCGCGCACCTCATTAGGCTTACGCAGTCCGCTACGCACCTGAATCTGCTGCACCTGCGCACGGGTCAGGCTGTCCGCCAGCACCAGATCCTCCACATCAAAAGCCCAGTGCCAGCCCTCCTGCATATCCTTGTAGGTCAGCAGCCCCGTGTTCAGCTCACTCTCATACATGGCCTTGATCGGCATCATCGTGCGCTCCAGGAATTCCAGCTGCTGCTGTTCCTGGCTGTTATAGGCTGCCTTGCTGTAATCACCAAGCAGCGCTGGCGGGATGGTGAACACCCGGGCGGCCTTGCCCACCGTGATCCTGTCCACGTCCAGCACCTTGGCATCCACCGTGCTGCGCGCGATGCTCGTCACTTTGGCGCCGCCGCTGGCCACCAGCAGCGAGGAGTGGCTGCGCTGGTACTGGGCCATAAACTTGTCCACGATATTCTTAGACTGTTCTACACCCACGCTCGACGGGATCTCCAGCACCACCGCGCCGCTGATGCCCTTCACCTGCGAAAGCGAGAATTGCCGGATCTGCTCATCATACTTCAGCGTGGATTTCAGCACGTCCATGGGCGATATGCCCGCATCCCCGCTGGTGGACACATGCCGGCAGTGCAACATACTGCTGCGGGGCACATACAGGCAGCCACCCTCCTGCGGCCGCAGCTCATACCACATATCACCGGTTTCCGTGTCACGGCAGGGCGTTACCCGCTGCGGCTCCAGTACGTCCAGGGCAATGGGCTGGCCGTCATACCCGGGCACCTTCAGGGCGTAGCAGTTGCCGTAGGTCGATCGGCACGCTTCCATCGTCCGCCAGAAATCAAACGGCGTCATTCGCGGATTCGGCCGGTAGCACAGCAGCTTGTGCAGCGGGTGGTCAGTACATTCATCCCAGCCCTTGTACAGCCGCAGCCGCATGCTGGCCAGGGTATTGCTCAGCAGCGTCACCGCCGAAAACACCGGTTCGCTGTTTTCCAGCTGCATATCCCCCAGTTTGGGGAAAATGCCCACGCCAGCGTCCAGTCTGTGTACCTGAACGTTGGCGTCAGATTTCTTCACCTTGTTAAATGGCCACAATCTCAGTCCCCCCAGTTCCACAGGTCGCCTCCGTCCGCGGGTGTCTCATTCATGTAGTCGCTGTTTGCAAGATATCCGGGAAGATCTTCCAGGTCATACACCGCCACGCTGCTTTCCTGCACCTCCGCGCCCGGCGGCGGGCATCGCCGCATCCAGGTCGCGTGCGCATCCAGCGCAGCCATAAACACGTCGATCTTGCTGAACTTATCCAGCTTCACCGGCACCCAGTTTTCGTTGTCCCGTGTGGCAAAGTCCTTGCGCAGCTTCACATTGTTCAGGTACCACTCAAACAGCGTCGATCGGTTATACACGATCTTGCCGTCCGAGAATTGTTCCTTCAGGTGCTTCATGGGCGCGTTCAGCGTCAGGGCGCCTTGCCGCACCGGGTCACATACAAACACCGGCTTGTCCTCGCCCCGCCAGCTGCTCAGGCTTTGCACCAGCAGCGTCGCATTGGCCGGGTCATAGCCGATCGCCCGGATGTCAAATACCTTTGCCCACTTCTCAAACCACGCCAGCACATAGCTCTGATGCACATAGTCGCCATCAATGATGGTTAATTCACCCTTCATGGCGTGGGCATAGTAGTCAAGGTTTTCTCGGTTCATATCCGCCACCCGTCGCGGCACAAAGCAATGGAACAGGAACAGGAACCGCCCGTCATCCAGCGGGATCTCCAAAGCCACGCCCGTGTGGTCATAGCTGGTGGAAATATCAAAGCCGCCAAAGGCTTCCCGTCCCAACACACTCTCCATGTCCACCACGTCCTGGTTCCGCTGGATCAGCTCATAGTCCAGATAGCTCAGGCTTGAGACCTTCGTGAACAGGTTCAACGTCTTCGTGTAGAAGTCCAGCAGCAGATCAGGCGCCAGCTGCGCCTCAGCATACCGCAGGCGCATACGCTCCAGGGAGAGCAGCACACCCAGCGAAGGATTTGCTTGCCCCCAATGCTGCCAATCGTCCGGGCTGAGGTGTTCATCCAGCTCATAAATGATCGCAAGCCTGCGCTCATTCACTGCTTTGTTGCCGTTACCCTTCAGCATCTGCTTGGCGCTGCGATACTCGCCGATCAGCGGGCCATCCAGCACATAACCCATCGTGGAGAAGATAATCAGCAGCGGCTCACCCGTAGCGGCTTTCTTATCCAGCGATCGGCGCATCTGCCGGATCTGGTCATAGGTTTTCATTTCATGCGCTTCGTCAAAGGCGGCCGTGGTCGGGCGCAAACCGTCCAGGCTGCGGGCATTGCTGCTCAGTGTGCGGATCACCGCATCCGGCACCGCGCTGCGGCTTTGCCCCTTCACGCCATCGGCAAAGTATTCCACCCGGTTCTGCAGCGGTTTGAATTTCTTCTTCAGCGCTGGATTATTCTCAACCATGCTGCGGCAGTCGGTCAGCAGTGTGCCGGCCTGATCCTTGCTGTTCGCCAAAATGTCAAATTCAGCATTCCGGACGCCTTCCTGGCTCACCTGATACAGCGCCATTGCCATCTGACCTCTGGTCAGCGCCTTGTTATCGGTCAGGTCGATGCCGTTTTCGCTCATGGCGGTGACGGACACCACAGCCCACGCAGGCAGGGCATCCTCGGAATCCGTTGCAGCGGTCTGCATCTCCTCCAGGGTCTGCTGAGAGATACTCAGATCCAGGGCGTTCTGCAGGATCACCGCTGCTTCCATGCCGGTGATGGGCTGATCTGCCCGGAAAGAGCCGGTCTCGTCAGCAGGCAGCCCCTCTGTCAGACCG